AGCAGTTGGCAGTGATGACGGCACTAACCCATATATCCTAACTTCTCCAGACGGCATAACATGGACAGCAAGAACACCTACTGTTGCCAAAGCGGAATCATTATTTGGGGTCACATATGGTGGCGGCCAATATGTAGCAGTTGGCAATAATGACGGCACTAACCCATATATCCTAACTTCTCCAGACGGCATAATATGGACAACAAGAACTCCTACTGTTGCCAAAGCGAAATTTTTACAGGGGGTCACATATGGTGACGGACAATATGTAGCAGTTGGAGAATCGGATGGCACTAACCCATATATTTTGGCCTCAACTGACGGGGCTACTTGGACCGCACGGAATCCCGCTGTTGCGAATAACGAGTATTTGCTTGGGGTCACATATGGTGACGGACAATATGTAGCAGTTGGTACGGACGACGGCACTGACCCATATATCCTAACAGCACCAAACGCAGTCTTTGTCAATATTGCAAACTTCTACACAGAAGCGTTCGACACCGACACTGAACACAAGATCACAGGAACATGGGACGCAGCAACTTATATCATAGAATCATTTCAAACAAGGCTGGTATCCAGCACCGGGAACACCCTGTTAAATTACACACCGGAAGCATTCACATCCGGTTCTGGAATCTGGGACGCACTTGGCTCTGAAGCAGGGTTCCTTCAGGCGGCAGGTAACATCAGATCAATAAACGCCTTCGCTCCAATGATGACAGATAGCATCCAAGAGGCTCTTTATATCGGGACAGAAGCAGGGTTTGATGTGACCACTGGATTCACAACTGAAGACAGGCTGATCAGGATAGAGGGAGCAAGATCACCACTTAATCAGCAGACAGTTGCCAAGGCTTTGAATTGGTTAGTATACCTAACCGATGACAAGAATATCATGGCGATCAACAGGGCTAATGTGATTGATGTTGGCAGGCGGTTTAAAAACTTCGGAGGTACTGGTATACTTGACGTTCTATCAGTTTCTAATTCAAAGACCGGAGCGTATGGGTTTTATGATAAGGGCAAGAAGCAGGTAATCTTTTCTTACTCAGATAGCACAGTTGCACCAACAAACTTCAATGAACACATGGCGGTCTTAGACTTTGGGCTTGGAGAGCCTGTCATGGGTGAACCTCAACCGTCATACGAGCAAAGAGTAAGGTGTCTATATTGGGTAATCGATTCAGCAGCAGACGATTGGTTTTCTGGAATTTACCAAAAATCAGGGTCTACAATTGGAATTTTACCAACTGGTTTTATGTACACAAGGGAGTCAACAAATTTAGATTTGGTAACGGAAGAGATATTAACGCTCTGGGAATTACCCACCTTCACGGGCGCAGCCGCTGAAAATTTAAAACAGTGGTATTGGGTCACAGCTAAAATGCAATCCCAAGCTACTGGAACACCACAATTGACTATAGCTTACAGACTTGATAGAGTGGAAACAGATACAGGTACAGGGACATGGTCCCTTGTAGACACAGTCGTTAACCAAATTTCAGAAACTCTTAATTTATACAGACAGTCTAACACTATCAAGCTAAGAATAACCTCGTCAGACGTATACGAATGGGTGATTTACAGCCTTCACATTAAATTTGATATAGGAGCAGAGTTAATAGAATGACAACTTTTAATAATACTCAACTGCAAATAAGGAGGGACACAGCAACTAACTGGACTTCAAATAACCCAACGCTGACTGCTGGAGAGCAGGGGTTTGAGACAGACACCGGCAAGATAAAATACGGAGACGGTAGCACTGAATGGACTAGCCTTGCTTATAATTATGCTGGATTAACTCCTGCTGAATTTGCACAGCTTGAGAACATTGGAACTGACACCATATCTTCTACACAGTGGGGATATTTAGGAGCATTGGATCAGGACCTTATTACCTCTTCAGACGTTGCGTTCAACAAAGTAACTGCTCCGTTAACAGGTGAAGTAACCGGTAACGCTGCAACCGCTACTAAATTAGCTGCTACAAAGACGATAAACACAGTCGCTTTTGATGGAAGTGCTGACATTGTAGTCACGGCTGCCGCTAATACATTGACTGACACCGAATTAAAATCAACAGTAGTTACCTCAAGCCTTACAAGAGTTGGAACTCTTATTGATCTAGACATAACAGGGGACATTGATGTAGGCGGTAATGTCGGGATAGCTATGACACCAGTTAAGAAGCTGGATGTTACCGGAGAGATTAGAGCATCAACAGGTATCCTATTTGGCACGGACACGGCAGCGGCAAACACGCTCGATGACTATGAAGAAGGCACCTGGACTCCTGTTGGCAATCTAGTAACTGGGTCAACTGGGGTTACAAGTGCAGTTACCGCTTTTTACACAAAAATTGGTAACAAGGTAACAGCGTCATGTTCAATTACATTTGTTAAGAATACTGATACTGGAGTATTTACTATCAGCGGACTTCCTTTTACTTCCTCAGATGTATTGATATGTCCAGGATCATTAGATGTTCAAGCCGTTGGTAGGGCTGGTTATATTCCTAAAGTTTTTATCCAAACTGCACAAAGCCAGGTACAGTTTGTAATTGATATACAAACAACAGATTCTCAAGTAACAGTAATAGACTCTGACTTTAACACATCTGCGATAATTAGAGTTTCAATAACTTATAGAACATCTTCATAGGAGATAACATGACCTTGGAAAAACAAGAAGTAATCGACAAAATTGAAGTACTAGAGGATGGACAGATTCAAATACGAAAGGCAACTAGAATACTTGAAGATGGAGAAGTGATAAGCGAGTCCTTCCACCGTCATGTAATCTCACCCAATCATGAGGATATTACTGATCAAGACGAGAAAGTACAGACAGTTGCAAATGCTGTATGGACGGACGAGGTTAAAGCCGCTTATGTTAAAAGTGTGGAAAAACACAAACAGGATTAAAACCAGAACGCTTATCATAAGATAACTGATAGAAATGGAATAAGTGAAAGGATAAAAACGATAGTAGTCAAAGAAGGTGTGGCTGAGGAATTGGACGAAGATGAGGAAGTAATATCTAAAGCTATCCCAGAAGTAACAGAAGAACAACGATGGTATTCATGCCAAGTCATTGTTGAAAGGTTTACTGATGATATGAAAGATGCAAAGTGGTCTTCAAAAATGTTCACTATAGAAAAGAAAGAAGATGAGTTCAGCCTTCCTAATATATATGCAGATTTGAAGAAAGAAGAATATTTTAAAACCTCAACGGATTGTTAAAAATGGAATATAAAATTAAAGAAGAGCTTACCAATGCTGTCCTTCAGTACCTATCAGAGAAACCATACAAGGAAACTTTTCAACTTATTGCAGCAATGACAAGTCTTGAAAAAGTGGAAGAAGCTGATGATAAAAGCAAATAGAATAACTCTAAAACTATTAGAGCCAAAAGACATGCCTGCTGTTCTGGAAATATACCAAGACAAGAAGGCGACTAAATATCTGATCCAGTCATCAGCAAACTTGACAGTAGATAACATTGGAGCAATGCTGATCGAAACACAGTCAGGCACACTGTCGTTGCCATTTGGAATGTTTTTAACAGGTGAATTAATCGGAGTTATTGTAGCGAGTAATATCGATCTGATTAACAGGTCTGCATGTATCAAGCATTTTGTAGTCAATCCTAAATTTTGGAGAGATGGATACGGTGGTGAGGGTGCATATCATTTTGTCAGTCACCTATTCTTGGAAAGAAACCTTCGGAGGATATATGCTTATTCAATTGCCGGGAACTTCGGAATGGAGGAGATATTCAGAAGGTGTGGGTTTAGGCATGAAGGAACTGCGGTAAAGGAAATGTTTTATGGCGGTGAATATGTAGACACAAAGAACTGGGCTGTTTTTAAGGAAGAATTTAACTGGGGAGTTCGCAAAGAAGCTAATTGGTATCTAGGAGAATAAGATGGGTAAAATAAGAGATTTATTCAGCGGGAAAGTAACTGACTGTGTAAGCCTGAACTTTGGTGGATTTGGTGGTGGCGGTGGTGGCGGAGGAGGCGGTGGAAGTAGCGTTGACGTAAGCGGTATGAGTTTTGGCGACGCTATGGCTGCTCAAGGGTTTTCTGACGGTAGTTCTTCCTTCGCTAATAGTGGCGGTGATTTTAGTAACGGTGCGTCCAGCGGAGGTGGTGGCTTTGACGTTGGTGGCATAAACGCTACATTAGGCGGCATAGGTGGCTCGAATACCGGTGGCATGGGTAGCTCCTCAGGAATGAACGGATTGGGAGGAAACGGAAACTTTGGAGTTAACCCCGCAGAAACAACTCCGACCGCACCTTCAGCCTTCGATACCTCAGTCTCCAATTTCGGCAAGAGAGCTGGTGAGGTAGGTAATCAGTTACTAGACGCTGGACTTGGAACCGGAATAGACCCAAGGTTTGAAGCGTTCAGGCAATCTCAATTAGGTCAGTTGCAAACTCAGCAACAGCAACAACAGACAAGACAGGCTTCATTCTTTAGTCGCAGAGGTCTTGGGGGTTCGTCAGCAGAGCTTAATCAGCAGAATCAGCTTGCGACTCAGTTCGGACAGCAGTCTCAGAACCTGTCTTCTCAAGTTGGATTACAGGGTTTAGAATTCCAGAATCAAAATATTGAGCAAGGAATGAGCGCACTTGGAGCACAAGTAGAAACGCTGTCAATACCACAGCAGTTAGATATAGCAAAGTTAGCGGCTGCAAACGCAGGGGTAGTACCTGAATCAAGTGGCGACAGTGGTGGCGGTATATTAGGTGGTTTATCAAAACTTTTTACAGGTTAATAAGGAGAAACAATGGCAATTAGAAGTCCACAAATCGGTGGCTTATTACAGGCTTATGGTCAGCTTCAGCAGTCTAACGCATTGAAAGCACAGAGAGAGGCACAGGCAAAGGCGAAAGAGGACGCAGAAAAAAAGCAAGTGCTTAGAAGGGGTGGTACTATAGCCGGTGGCGTAATCGGTGCTTTTTACGGCCCTGCTGGTGCTGTAGTAGGTTCTCAAATAGGTGGAGCTGCTGGTGGAGTATTGGGTGGAAATGCAGAACCAGGAGAAATAATTCAAGCTGGTGCTGCTTATCAGGGATATCAAGCACGAGAAAAAGCCACAGAGACTAAGGCAAGTCAAACTGCTGCCATTGGTGGGTTGGTCGCTAAATTTTCTGCACCATTACAGGCTAAAATTGACAGAGGTAATCAAGCACAAGTACAATTGAATCAAGCAGGCCCGCTACAACCAGAGGTACAGACACAACTTGAGCAGGACGTACAAATTGGGAATGAATCATCAAATCAACTTGGGCTAGTAAATTTAGCCAAGACTGGTGGCATCCCATTTAGTAGTGCAATGGGGCTTGCAACTTTGGGAAATCAGCCAACCACAACAGAGAAAGCAATAGCGGCAAGAAAAATAGCAGACGAAAAAAATGTAAGAGCTATCGACCTTGCTAATGCAAAGAAAAAGGCAGCAGACCCATCTGGATATGTCAATAGTATAAATAAAATATTTGCTGGTGATGGGAATTTTGAAAGCAAGATTGTAGAGGCCAAAGCTCTTAAAGAAACTTCTGATGATTTATCTATAAAACAAATACAGGCCGGTAATAAGATCATAAAACAAAACAGAAAAGATCAATCCGACTTAACAAAAAACGCTTACAATAGAACCGCCAGAGAGTTAGATATAAATCCCCTGACTGCTACTTCTAGCGAGATAAAAAAGATAAACAATGCTTTGGGCGTAAAAGAAGTTGAACAAAAAGTAAGAGTAACTAAGGCAGTTGATCGTGCAAAGTTTGACGAAAAACTAATAAATTTTCATAAAACACCTATTCCAGTAGAATTGGCAGCAAAATATGGAGTTCCCCAAGGTGCAACATACGGAGAATTACAGGGAAAAATATTAAAGAAAAAACAGGACATAAAATTAGCATCATTGAGTGCAGGAGAAAGGCAGGCTGATGTGATGACTGATTCAATGATACAAACAGTAAACAAACTGGTAAACACAGTCAACGACGACTGGATAGGGCCAATAGCAGGAAGGGCAACAGCGGCACAGATGGCTTTTGGCGGTACATTGGGGATGCCGACTCCCTCCGATGACAAGGCCGAGTGGGCAGCGGAAACGGCTGGGTTAAAGAACAGGCTAGTGTTTGTCTTGACAGGCAAACAGATGAGCCAAAAAGAAAGGACAGAAATACTTAAAGAAGTTCCTACTTTAAATGATCCCCCCGCAACATGGAGAGCTAAAGCGAAGACAGTATTAAGAAGACTTAAAACTTTAAGAAACAGACAAAATGTTAATTCTCCGCTTAATTCTAAGGACATAACAGAAGCCCAGAGAACAGCCCCATTTGTATTTGACAAAGACGATTATAAAGATTTGTCTCCCGGTACAGTTTATTTCAATGTTCAGAAAAATGGTTTCTCTGTAAAAACATAAGGACTATTATGGTAGAATTTATAGAAGATGAATTTGCAATTAAAGACAAACCTAATGAAGATCAAGGCCGGTCAGATTTCATAGAAGACGAGTTTGCATCTGGGGCAGAATCTGCGGTGGACGGTCAGGAAGATGGATTTATAGAAGATGAATTTTCTAAAAAGATAGAAACTGATCTTCCTGAATCTGTTGTTACCCCTAGCGGGGAAACCAAATGGAAACTTGACCCGACTGCCTTTAGAATGATAGGGGGCATGGTTGGGGGAGTTTTAACAGCAGAGACAGGGCCTGGAGCTTTAGTCGGAGCGGCATTACTCTCGGAAGCTAGTGGGCAGGGTGCAGAATTTATTAATTCACTTTTGTTTGATGAACAAGTTACCGAATCTTTCCCAGAGCAAGTAGTCTCAGCGGGGACTAATATTATTCTTGATAGGTTCCTTGGCGGCATAGGGTCAAGATTCGGGAATTATCTAAATAATGTTAGAAAAACTGCGGGCAGGGAAGTAACAAACGAAGCGGCTAAGACTGGGACCAAAGAACTTTCAAATATTTTGAAGGAAGAAGGTGTTAGGGCAAATGCCGGTATGCTTGGATCTGCTCCTGTGAGGGGAGCTTATATTGCGTTATCAAAACTACCAACTTCAGCAAAAATTGTTCAGCAATCAATCACAAATACACTTGATGACATAGCAGATTTGGCAATGAGAACAATTGCAAAGGCTGGAATAAAAACAACTCCGGAATTAGCTGGTAAAGGACTGAACAAGGCAATAACAGACCCGGCAAAGGGGTGGGTAGCTAATAGCCAAAAGACAATGAACAAGCTATACATGAGTGTCGGGAAGACTCTAAGTGGCAAGGATACCATCAGACTTGACAATACATCTAGCATGATAAAGAAGAATCTTTCTGAAATAAAGGATTCTTTGTCAAAGACTAAAAGGCTCGCAGTCCCAAAAGAATTTACAGACCTTCTGGCCGATATAGAAAAAGAGATAGTGAAAGGCGGTAAAGCCGGATCTTCTTATTATACTCCAGACGGAGTGCAGATAGTTGAAGAGGCGGTGAAAGGCAAAGTTGTAAAAAATGCAGGAGAGATGACATGGAGAGCAGTTTCAAGATTAAGATCAGGAATAGGCGAAATTATAGGCGACCCGTCTATAAATAGGACGTCCAGTAAAAAGGCACTTTCAAATATTTATGCAAACCTCACAAAAGATATGGAAGCAAAGGCATTATCTACTGGCGGTAAAACATTATCAGGGTGGAAACGAGCCACTAGCTTTACTAGGGGCTTTAATAGAAGGAAGGAATTACTTAGTGACATTGGTAACTCGTCACTAGGAAGGGACGCATTTGACGCTGCCTTGAAGGGGTCAGCGAAGGGCGGTGAAAAATTAAGAGCATTAAAAAAATCGGTGATTGCTGTTGATCCTCGAGCATGGAAAGATTTTGTGGCCACCAACATGTATGAGATGAGTAGAGCGAATCCGGGTAAACAGACTGGAGTTTCAGCGACTGATTTTTCAGCTACAACATTTTTAACAAATTATAACAAGCTAAAAAAATCTGGTGCTGCCGATGTTCTATTTTCTGGGCCACAATCAAAAGGGCTAAAAGAGGCATTGGAAAAACTGGTTAAGATAAGTGCTGCCACAAAAAGCACAGAAGCTCTCAGTAACCCGTCTGGAACTGCTGCCCAAAATGTTTTCATGAAAGTCATGCAGGGGAGTGTTGGTGGTTCTGCCGCCATGGCTGTTAGTAGCCCGGGAGGAGCTGTTGTTGGTGCAGCAGCATCATTAGCCCTTCCAAATTTCTTTGGCAGAATGATGACAACAACAAAATTTGTAAAATGGTTGGCTGAAGGAGCCAAGATAGCCCCAACAAATTACAATGGGATAGCCACACATATCGGAAGATTAACTGCTGTTGCAAAAGTAGCTCCTGAGATGTCAGACGATATAAACGAATACATGAGGCTATTGAAGGCAGAGTTATTGCCACCGAATTCACCAGACATTTAATGAATTTTACAATATTCAATCCTTAACGCCATGATTACAGACGATCTTGCTTTTTTGGGGACAGGCATTTTTGTTGACGATATATATTTTAGGTATATTTTTATAGCTTTTTCTGTCTCTACCCCTTCCGGTGGAATGCAGTAAATGAATTTGTTTGTGCTTAGGCCGACCAGCATTGTATCAATAACAGCGGATATATATCCATGACAATACTGGTTAGACACAGTACAATTTTTAATAAGAACGGAACTTAACTCAGCGGCAAAAATGTTAGGCTGAATAAATATAGCAAAAATAATTAATATTTTTTTCATTGTTTCTCCTATTATTTGTCTAATATAGTATTATTATATACGATAATAGCCAAATTGTCAACAGAAAAGGAAGCAATATGACAAAACAAGGATTCCCATACCCATACGAATCATTCAGCGATAAAAGTGGCTGGTGGTGGGCCTGACGCAATTTATATGTGGTTCAAAGTACAGGAAATCTAATAACCGTTTCATCCCCGGCTGGTAATAATACCAGTTGATTCGGTGGCCCCCCTTTAAAATGGGGGGCTGAAAAAGGGGTTGACAATGACAATGTAATGTAGTATTAGTCAAAGAAGACAATATGAAAACTATCATAGATGCGGAAACGGGGCGTTGGCTGAATAATAAGGCTTGGATAGCGGTTCTTGGTTTTGTCTGTGCATTTGTTTTTTACTGTTCAAACATAGTCGGTGATGTGGAAGCGATGAAGAAACATGTTGACGCTTATTCCGACAGGTTAGCAACACGAACACAAGAACGAATTGATCAGAATACGTTTAACACCATTGTTAAGAAAGATATCGATAAGGCTACAGAACACCGGGACCGGATAGAAGTCGCATTAAATAAGCAAAGCGATTATTTAAAACAACTGAATGAGCATCTTATAAAATTGCAGTTGATAAAAAGTAAGGACTAATATGCCTTCATTTGGAGAAAAAAGTAGAGACAATTTATCTCAATGTGATTACAGATTGCAGACCCTTTTTAATACTGTGGTCGAATACTTTGACTGCTCTGTGATGTGTGGCCATAGATCAGAAGAAGATCAGAACGAAGCATTCAGAACTGGTAATAGCCAAGTGAAATGGCCTGATTCTGACCATAATGAAGATCCTTCGTTGGCAGTAGATGTAGTGCCTTATCCGATAGACTGGGAAAATTTAAAAAGGTTTTACTATTTTGGTGGATTTGTTAAAGGGATTGCAAAACAATTACAACTTGAAATAACATGGGGTGGCGATTGGGATGACGACACAATATTAAATGATCAGTCGTTCATGGATTTACCCCACTTCAAAATCAAAGCAAGGGAATAAAATGGAAGAATTACTATTAGCATATTGGCCTGCCGGTGTTTTTGTACTGCCAGTTATCGGAGCCATATGGGTCGGGTTCAAAAAATACGCAAAATATTCTAAAACAGAAGTGGATGATGAGATAGTTGAAGCGGTGGAAAAAGATCCTATCGGGAAACGTGTATCTGCATATTTCCAATATAAATCACCGCTTAAATAGAATGAACGGCCTGAGATTCGTCGGTCAATAATAAGCTGAGAGCATCATATACTTAAATCATCGACATGAAATCCGGGCCGTTTTACTATAGTGGCAAATCAACAGAATACCTGTTGATGTATAAAGGAATGATCCCAAACAAAAACCAACCTATGTAAATATATCTTTCTCTTCCACCGTAATGTTTTTTGCGCCATGTTCTTTTGATTATCATTTCATCCCCATTTTATAGATTTAATCTCATCAGGTGAGACATAAGTATAGCGAGTGAACATAGAATCAGACTTCCAGCCACTCCACATTTTGATCTGCTCCCTCGAATTACCAGCCAATCTCATACGATTAGCACAGACATGCCGAATGTCATGAAAATGGAAGTCTGCAAGTCCAGTCTTCAGACATGCCTTATTGAATAAACGGTTAAACGTGCTTTTTGGTACTTGCTCAAAGACATATCCCTGACCGAACCTCGACGGCAATCCTTTAAGCATTTTGAGAACATCCGGGTGGATTGGAGAAATTCGATCTTCTCCATTTTTTGTCTTTTGGCCAACCAGTTCAAAAACTTTCTCATTTAGATTTACCTCTTTCCAGGTTAACGAACATATTTCATCCATCCGTAGCAAGGCATAGAAGGCCGTAAAAACGACATTCTTTATACGGGGGTCTGAGTTCCTAATTAAATTCTTTTCATTCTCAGTGCTTATGAGCACATTCCTCGTGTTGTTCTCTGCCAATAACTTTATTTTAGCCAAGGGATTCATTTGAACTTCATAATATTTCACCGCTACATTAAAACAGGCTTTCATATAACTCAATTCCCGATTCAAAGTTGCTGGTTTAACCGTTTCAGCCCGTTCCGATTGATCAGCGAGATACGCTTCTGTCAGACTGTCATTAACTACGTTAGGCAGTCGCTTCGCTATTACCAACAGATTCCGCTTGATTTCCTTGTACTTTCGCCTACTTTTAACTTCATGCAGAGCGAGATACCAATCGATTAAAGAGGTCAAAGTGTGGTTATGCCGTTTAATGCCATAAGAACCTTCGAGGATTGAAACTTCTACTTTAGCCAGTGCGATCATGGCATATTTATAGTTTCGGCCTATTTTACGCCTTCTGACGACATTCTCTGCCTTATATTCGATGTAATATATCTTGTCTTGCAGTTTTTCACCGCATTTGCAGATTTTGTTTTCATGCTTTTGGTATAATCTGCATTCAGGACATCTCGTTAGGATACGCATAGTTCCCCTTAATGGTTATGTGTTTACAAATTTATCAAGCTCGTCTTTATCCATTTCTTGTTGAAATTCCCCTGACATGCCAAGTGATACAGTGGCCTTCATGATACGCTGTTGATGTTTTTCGATAAATTTTCTGAGCCGTGAAGCGCAACTTTCTATCTGTTGGCGGCCTCTTCTAAAATGCCAGTCCTTATTATCTATTTTTAGGTTAGCTTCAGCCTCTTCTAGCATTTTTAGGATCTCCTGTAGCTCTTTCATTTTTGCACCATAATTCAACCGTAGTCAATTTGAATACGGTTAGTGAACTATCGCTAAATTGGCGATAGTTGAAAACAATTAAGAGAAAGATTCACCCGAAAACCTTCGGGGTATATTATTTATTAACTCTTATTTCCAGTTAATTGTTATATAATGTATGGTTAATTGTTATATAATGGTACATTTTTGTGCTTATGGGCAGAAGTACCTTTTTGCACTATACCATAAATACCTTTTTGCACTTATGCTATTTCAATAACCTGTATGCGGTCACATGTTTTTCACTTTTTGATCCATCATCATTTATCCAGTGCATTTGCCAAGTCTTCAAATAATCACTATCAATCAACTCTTTTCTTGCCGTCCTGATAGTCCTTAAATCCATTCCTGTGTCTGTCTTGATGTCGTCTTGTGCTCTAAAGAAGAAACTTATTTTATCACCTGTGTATCTATGTTCAAGTTCAGACAGAACACAATAAAGCCATTTAGCCTTATATGATATTTTGCAGTCTTCATGAAATATGGAACGGCTTAATTGTATAAACGGATTTTCGTTGTATTTTGGCATGATAACCTTCCTGTAAAAGGTTTTTGGCAGGGTCACGTTACAGGCGTGACCCTTTTAATCCTCCGAACCAAAGGGATGGGGCTGAGTTAGACCCCGGAATGTCCTTTATTCATATCATGTCAAAATTCATTCTGTCAAGTTATTTCTTCTTCATCATCCACTTCCACAACTTGACAGATCCTTGCCGGGACTACTCCGTTCCTAGAATACTCCGTGATCTCGTCCATTGTCATAGAATTGAAATGATCAGCCATGTTAATATTATTAATCTGTGTATTGTGTACAGATTTATCCGTGAGATACAAGTCTTGTTTTGATTTAGTCAACGGCTCAGTAAAAGCGTTTCCATGCCGTTTACCCATTTTGTTGAATGTTTCCAGTGATTTTACAATTGCACTTGCCAGTTTTGGTTCTGAAATTGTGCCGTCCCAAATTGAAATGATCGCTTCAGTTAAAACCGGTAACTCGTCGGCTAACTTCCTGAACATCCAGTCTTGCCTAGAGTTGATCAATTCGGCCGTCAATTCACCCCACCACTCTTTATGCATTAGTTTACGTACTCCACTAACTGACATTCCAGCCAATACAGCCGTTTCTGAGATATTGCCTTGACCAGTAGAGCAGAATATTTCAAAGACCTGCCATTGTTTATAGGTGACTTTCTGTCCTTTGACTGTGACCTTGATACTTTTATCCTTCGCAGTCAAAGCATTTTGATATTCCTTTATGGTTTCACCTATTTTCGTCTTGTGGTCTGTCGATTTATCCGACGTTATTCTCGGATCTCCAGGTCTGAATAAGTGATCCTTCTTTTTCTTTGCCATCTTTTAACCTTGTGATAATGTCCTGATAATGGCCGTTGTCAATCAGAAACTCGTCCACTTCCTTCTCGTCTTGAATCATTTCAATAGACATATTTCTGTCAATCTGACCGCCATTGCTGAGATATTCAGCTATTTCTTTTTCAAACATTATATCCCCTTCTGTTATGAGTTGTCAATAGAAAATATTTTAATCCCTGCCGTCAATTTCACAATCCAATATTTCAATTATATATTTGATTGCTTCTACTGCTGTTTGGTCTTCTGACTCTTCACAAAGTAACCAAGTCAGAACCATAACGCAATTTCTTAGTAGAAAGGTTTTCATTTGTCCTTTGAATAATAAGGTTTCATAATTACCTTTTGTTAAAGTTTAGCAATCCCGCTATATGTAATTAGCAGGATTGCCGGGGATTTTACCATTCAATTCTAACTGGCATGATAATGACAGTGTATTCTGGACAATTGCAGAATGTTATTTTTGCCGGTGTTGTTAATGAGTATCCGGGGCTATCATCTCTTTTGAATTGCAATTTAAACACATCAACAGGACCACTTTTAAGAGCGTCAACAATAATCTTTGAGTTAAAACCTATTACCTTATCAATTGCTCCGAAGTCTCCACTAATAAGTTTGTCAAGATCAGGATAAGTGAAATCTTCATCAAACCATTTTAGCGATACACTATCAACTAAAATCCCGTCAATTGTTAATTCAATAATATCAGCATTAGTGGATATTTTTAGCAGTTTAGACACCTGTTTCCCTGCCATGTAGTAGCGTCCATTCGGCAGATCTGTTTCTATTTCAAGCTGTTTAACGATAAAAGCATTTGCAGACCTGACAACACATTTTCTATCTATTACATTAAACTCTAAAAACATCAGGTTTGATCTTGATTCATCTTTTCCGATAGCTGATTCCAAAAACTTGAATTGTTCCTTATTCATAAATCCCCATTTATAAAGTTTGAGTGATCCCTAAACAGATATCATAAGTTATTTTATGGTATCTATAAGGGGATCAATCCCCTTAATTTGTTACAGATATTCAACGTTTCTAACTGCCAGGTTATATCCGACTACAAAGCCTAGCATTTCCTGCTTAGTAGAAAAATGTTTCTGCATTGGTACGCAATGCTTATCGTCAAACAGAGTGATTGAAATAGCGCCTCTGATATCCTGCTTCCCATATGATACACTGACAATGTTCTGCTTCACTCTATCCGCTATCGTTTGAGCGAAAATTTCAAGCTGGTTTCTGTAAAATGCCTTGTCGATTCCTGTCAGTCTCATATTTGCAATAGTGATTTTCATTTTATATCCTTTGTTTAGTGTGATTGATTAAATTCGAATTAACTATCTTTAACATTACATTAACTATGCCAAACTTGTAAACCCTTTGTTAATAGCACTTTGTCGGTTTTTGACTTGTGCTATTGACAATTTGCTTCGACGATATCGTCGGGTTTCGTTTCAATATCGGCGATTAGTTATTTAATAACTTTTCCGCAAATCTCACAGGCTTTTCCGTCTATTACTTCATATTCAGTGCTGGACAATTCATCTTCAAATATTTCAGCGCACTTTTCGCAAACTATAGTTATTTCATCCACTTTATACCCTTTGTTTAATAGCTATAACTTTATAATTATAGCATGATTTAAAAAATTCAATTGCCTGCTCAGGACTGTTGCCCCTAATTTCATAGGTTAACAGACAATTGTTTGATAAAACCTGGATTGTGTAAGTTTTCATTAAATACACCTTGTTATCAATGAAAAACATTGGTGAGACTGGTTTAATATCTTTTCAGTCACCGTGAAACCGCCTTTTATCATAGCGTTTATTCTATCCTGAATCATATTGTATTGATCGGATTGAGATTGTGTGAAGATATGGCCGTTAAATGCTTTATAGCCTGGTTTGATCATTTTTCTTGTGTTCATTTTTACCTTTGTAAATTAAATGATTGGTTATTTAATAATGAAGTGCAATTCGCAATGTTTATTTTCTATCCGCTCGGCTACCATTAAAAACCGTTTTGCCTGGTGTCGGTCTTTCAGCCAGTCGGTTAAGTAGGAATCAGTTTCGATATGATACACTGAGTATAATTTCTGAGATCCGCCTTTTTTATAACCTTTCAAAATAGTTTGCATGATTTACCCTTGTAAATTAAATGTCAATTAATTAATGAATGTTAAAAACTTAACTCTACTATTGCTGAAACTATGCCAAACTGAAAAAAGAATGAATAATACCCCTGTAATGCAGAAATAGCTTGACAAAGATGTTTTAACCTGATATGGTGAACATATATTCAGTAGTTACATTTATGTCGGGTTGACTTGAAAATAATCGACAATATCGTCGAACCTTAAAAACATACTATGGATTGGGAATTATACAGAAATGAATATGGGGAACTGGACTTGCTTAAACTATTTGCTGATCAATCCCAGGGTATGACAGGGAATAGTAAATACTCGGCTGGCTGGATATTTATCAATGATATAATAACAATCCAACCAATCAAATCGAGACAACTTGCAGCAGTTATCTTAATTGCAGCTTTACATATAAGTAAATAAACTATGATCTCTAAACTAACAACAGCTATCAGACTGAGAAGAAACAAGAAACAAGAAACTAAGTCATACAACATGCCGTTAACATGCATAAGCTATTCACCGTTAGAGCAAGCTGAATTAATAAAGGCTGGTGCTATTGACACACAAACAGACATAAAAGATGGACGATAATTGGAAATTAGAGCATGATCTATTTATAGAACTGTTACTTCACGGTATAGCCTGCATAAAGGCAAATGAATCAGGCTATAGATTAATCAGCAATGATGAGCTATTTAAAACACCATCGGACATAAACAAAGAAAAGACTACACACAAAACATAAGAACTAACCTATCTATACACTATGAAGACAACAATAGATATATCACGAGAATCAGACCAGACAAAGATAAAAAGCACGATAGACAGGAAAGTATCTATCTTAGATGCATACATAACAAAGAAGGCGCTAGACAAGCAAAGACAAACCAGAATCAAAGCTCAGTACCTTGACAGCTTATTGGCAAACATAAGACTAGGCCAAATAAACATAATAACGTTTGATGATAAAGCAACAGCTATCACTGGAGGAGACCCAGACTTATTAAAAGCACTTAGAGACATAGAAGCGATTATACTAAAACACCTCAACCCTTTATTAGTGCAACAATCAAAGGATAGACATAAGAACAACCAAACCTTATCAACAACTCTCTAAACAACAATACCAACACACCTTCTATATATACTCCTATCAATACCACTTTCTCTACACCAGGATGTATTCCATTACACTATGGTGTAATAGAATATACCAGAATGCTAAACCAATGAAACTAGGTGCTCAGAGTATGTATTGAGCGATTTAACCCTATTTGTGAATAACTCCCTGTGTATATCAATCGGCTTATTGTCTGGCAGTCTCATCAAGGTGGGACCTCTTTATAAAGATGTCTCATTTACTAACAAGGTGAACGAATACAGTGCAATACAATTGGTTGATAGTGTTTGGATACAATAGGGATAGATTATTGATTGGTTTATAATGACTGGCAGCAGGAAAAAGGGAGGATTCTTTCGACATCCAGGCAAACACCCCCCGACGCCCCGGTTTTGCTTCCTTCGGATACGTATTACATGTCCCCCCCAAGTACCCACCTCATACAACATGAAGGATTCGAGTCTACAAACAAAAACAGGTGTTTAGTCAGGTTTGCACCCCACAAAAACACCCGCTTTTTAAAAAATATATAAAATTTCACATGTAAGGCTTCCAGCAGCGTATTTATCACAAAGAGGTACTGAGGTATTGGTTTTATTAGGTTTGAGTGCTACGTGGTTATTTCGAGGTAGTTTTCAGGGGTTTATTCATGGGGCAAAAACAGGGCATTTTGGGGAATACCTGATTTACGTTTGTTATTGCAGATCAGGTATTTAGTTACACTTTCCCTTACGACAGAGACTCGTTTTAACCGAATACCTGCCATTCATTGTCAAGTATACATTCCGGATCAACGTTTTTCATTTCTAAAGTGAACTCTGCCAAGAATTCATTTGTAAGGGGTTTAATTTTTATAAATTCACTGGCCAGCATGTTAATGTTTTGTATCTTCTGTCCAGGTTTTGCTTTTTCTAACGATTCTAGTAGTGTCATATTTACCTTTTGGTTTTTTTCACCACGGATTAAAAGAGCGGTGGGGAAGGGAGCCGTGGTATCTCCTTTTCGGTTTAACCTATCCCACTTGAATTAAAACTTATTTGCTGGATAGTGGAATCTGAGTTATCCAACAATATCAGTATCAATATGGGGTTTTGGCTTCGTGTGGCACTAGATTAAGTCAACCCCATTGTTCTGCCATAGCATCGGCAATTCCTTGATATGTAACGGATCTGAGCTTTGACCGGTCTTTTGATGGAGCCATTCGGTGTATTTTGTCTGTTTCGGTTTTACTCATTCCCTTCATTTGTTCTTTGACGTTATTTGTTTCTTTAAGTTCCGGGAGGTTTTTAAGCCATAAACATGTTCTTTTTGTTTCTGTATGCCCGAATTGCCACGGCTGTATTGTCTGGTTGTATTTTGGTAGTTCTGCATGACCATGAGGAATTGGATTTTCAACACACACCTTTTCGATATCAGCGGATAGAAGGGCTTTAAAGAAATCGGCTGCCTGGTACATTAACTCCCATCTACCTGGTTTTTCATATAACCACCTCACCCCGGAATTTGTTAGATAGGTGCATGGTGGGTGGGCAATCATAAGATCCCATCCGTCATTTATTATGTCCATGATATCCCCCTGGTAATGCCATCCTGGTTGTTCTGTTGGTAATATGTCACAACTCAGGGCATAATGACCTTTGTTTTTAAAGGCATCTCTGACTGTTCCTGAGAATTCACACGCTATTAATACATTCACAGTTCTCCTTTTCGGTAATGAGCTATAGATCAGATTCCAGTTTTTTCAACTCTTCCCTTTTCTTAATTATGTCTTCTTTTAACTTCTCTTTTCTTTCAGCATTTTTTAATTCAGTTTTGTTTATGACTCCTTTCTCAAGGTTTGTTATTAGTTCTTTGGCTTTCTTTAGCTCGTATTGAACGCTGTGGATCGCTCTTGTGATCGCCAATAACTCACCATTTTTTGCTTTCACGGCCTCGATTTTTTTGATGTAGTCTGCTGAAATTCTTTCGACTGGAGGACTTTGGAAAACTTCGCTGACAACTATTTTCTGGTCATAATAGTAATCCTCGTTTCCTTCCTCATCAAGAAAAATCATATGCGGATGAACAATGTAATTCTCTTCATCGACCTGCTTTACAAATTCAGCAGCTTGTCCGTTTCTCAAATAAACAGTTCCATTCATTTCATCTCCTTTTTCAATAAGTTTATTCTTATTATCGAAGTAGAATTCAGAGTCTTTCGTTGCCTCATCAAGTTCTTTGATTTTATCGAGCACATTTGATTTCATCCTGCCTCCATTAGATTCATGGTTTATGTTGAATATCAAGTGTATTCCAGACTCTTACGAGAGCAGCGATGTTTTCCAGGTCTTCGACATCATCTTCCATTATAGCGCATTCTTCTTCACCTATTTTGATCCTCTTAAAGTATTCTCCTTTGAATTCATCTTTAAGGGATTTAATTATCCAGTCGAGCCAGTCCGTTCTCATCTCTTCTCCTTTTCCATTACAATACCAAACACTATATTTCTATCTGATTCGCTGAGGTCGTCAAACTCATGAAATATTGAGATAACTCTGTTTAATCTATCTATATTAAACCTGTTAATTGCGGCTTCTAACGCAGCGGCTTGAACGGCTACCGGTTGAATTGCTCGTTTTGCCTTTTCCATTTTCTTCAGGAATTCAGGCATATCCTTCTCAAACTCTCTGGCCAATAATACCGATCTTTTAATATCTGACAATGTTTCCTTTAAGTCTTTTAGCCTTCCCATCTCTTCTCCTTTAAGAGCCGCAACTTGAACGAATGGTGATGTCACACCCACTGAAACCATGTTGCCTTTATGGGCTTCCCATTACGGGAAAAGTTGGTTTCTCTGAGGGCCGTTTATCCTCGTTTCTGCCGTGGGACTTCACGCCAAGTTGCGACCGCTTGTTAAATGTGGCTGGCCGGATTCGATACCGGCAATATTTTAACTAATGCGCTCTAACGGACAACGCATCGGCGTATACTTACCTACCTCACATGGAATTATTCTATGAGTATTGGTCGCTTTCGCCACAGCCACACTTTTGTGATTTCATTTTGGATTTAGAGTATGTACATCATTTTCTATGCCATAACTCCCAACTTTATATGATTAACACTTTTAACTCCTGAATTAAATGCGTTAATCATATCGCCTCGGTTAAATAATTCCTGGCTTCGATATTCTTCATCAAGCCATTCATTAGACTGTTCTTTGATCTCTTCCAACCAGGCAGAAGGGATTCTTAAATCGACCCCATTATTCCCGTCGATAATAGCCCAAGGTGCTTTATTCCCATGATAGGTCATATCAAATTCATGTCCGTTCATAGAATTAGCGACTGAGATATTATCGCAGAGAAGTATGTCTTTCATTTTGAGGTCTTCTGGAATTTTGATTCTGTATTTCACTTTACCTCCTTAATCTTTAAATGATGGACAATCGTTATCTGGATCAACTTCACCATCTGCAACACATTGTCCGTATTTAAAAAATATACAAACGTCACATTCGCTATCATACTCAGGAGGTTCCATGTTATCATATGCCCGCTGAGCATCGTCAAAACTTTTACCGTGTTGGCTCATTTTAATACCTGATTAAAGGAGTCAGTCCAACAACGGATATCGGCCCCTTGGATTTAGAAAAATTCTCAGAGTTAACTGGGTTTGTTGAATAATAAGAATCACTTGTCTCCACTTTTGTGATTATCCCGCCACCGGCTAGATACTCATCCACTTTCACCTGGAGATCCTCCTTGGAGATATTGAACTTCGGCTTTTTCTTATACTCTTTGTGATATAGTTTATTGATGTCCATCTTTCTCCAATAATGTAATCATTCTGCTATGCAGTGTCGCAAGTGCTGCTGCTTCGGAATAAAAACCTCCATAGTCATCATTTCCAGGCATCCATAGTGGCGCAGCATTAAGCATGTCCTGTATTACTGATTCAAGCTCTTTCAATCTTTCGGACTGTATTTTAATATATTCCTCGTCCGTGTAATCACCCTGCTCTCTCCTGCCTAGCCAAAATTCCTGTGAGTATTTTATCTCTCTCATATTTTCTCCAATAACTCTGCGATTATCCATCGTGACCAGTCTCTCTCATAAGCGACATGATCGATATCAGGAGCGTCTTTATCCGGTACTATGGAAGCCTCTGTGCCGCATTTATGATGTGCCCATACACTGAGGTCGTCCAGAACTTTTAACGCTGTTCCGTGGCCGTACATGTGCTTGAAATACGGTGCTTCAGGATGATGAAAGTAACAACTACCGTCATCTGGCTTACCGCATATTCGGCAATGCGTATTTTTCGGCTTATCGATATCATGCACCCTCACCTTTTTATTCCAGATTTTAGTAGGTTTTACCTTCTTTCCGGCCTTTGGAAAAGCTGGTGTGTATTTCTCTGTCATTTGTTTAGTGGGGGAAGATTTCATAATTTCTCCAAAATTTTCTGTTGTGCTAATGGCGAGAACTTCTCAAAGTCAGCCATTGATATATCGCCACATAAACATTCCTTTAAATCTTCCCAAATTTGCTTGTAAAAATATCCACAGGTTAAATAAGAATCTCTTACTTCGACACATGGAAGGCATGTTTTGTGGATCTCAAAGTGTCCCTCATGCGTTGTTTTCTGCACTTCATAACTCTGTCCGGGTTTTATAATATCCCCACATTCCTGGCATTTATGCTCCTTTCTTGCCTTTGGTTTTGTCTGCTCTATTAAATAAACAAAGCCATTAACTCCTACATCGCATGAACATTCCATATCATCTCCGGTTAAGGCATCGTCCAGTGGCAGACCATTCGGTCAGAAGAATATTTATTCCCGTTAGCTTCCCGGAAATACATAAGTTTGATAGCACATTCTGCTTTTCTCGGCAGCATCCAGTGAACTTCTTTTTCTCGGTTGAGAGAAGCGATTTCCTGCGACAACCTCTCAACCGTTTTCAAGTTTTGTTTTATGATTCCATTATACGTTAGAATTAGGTTTATGTAAAGAAAAAAGAAACAAAAGATGAAAGCTGATATTGAAGCGATAAACCATTTTTTTACTGTCAAATAGCCTCCTTAAAAAGAATTTATGAAATAGATTATTATACAGGCTGGAACCCATATAACCGATGTTGCCATTGCCATAGAGAAGACTATTATAAAAGCAATACCAACAAATGCGGCTATGGAACCTATTAATATTAATATTGAAAGCCCCGCTATGAACAAAAACTCCTTTATACTTGATATCACTTCTCCTCCTCTGGTAGCAATGATTTTAGGAAGTCTAGCTCTGCTGTGGCTAGGGTTTTGGATTTTGCATCTCTTACTATGAAGTTTGCATATTTTTCAAGTACATCAATTTGGTAACTGTGCCAACCGTTATATGGAGTCGCCAAACATGAATTTCCTGACACAATGTGAACTGGACAAGTTTTGCAATCATTTTCCCCATATGCAATACACAAATCACAATTAATACCTCCTTCGTCTACACCTTCTCCACTCACGATCAGCTCCCATTTTTTAATCGACTTTTTGAGAGCTGTGAGTTGTCTTTTCGATAGTTTCATTTTGCCTCGTTTGGGTTAGAACCTGTAAGATTTAGCTTTGTCATGCGCTTTTACTAACGCATCAGAAAGAAATGGAGGCTTATCAGAACTGCAGTCTTTTCCACAATTTGCAAACGCTCCCCATGATAATCCGTCTACTTGCCAATACCAATGTCCTTCGCATCTTCGGCACTGCAGTATTTTATTAGGATTTTCAATCTCATAGTATATATCTCCATCGTGTTCAACTCCGGGGAATATCAACTGATAAAGCATGTAATCAGGGGGGCCATGCAACACAAAACATCTTTTTCCTGTCATCTCAGATAGCAGCCTGCATTTGTCAATCCCGTTTTCAAGTTGCATTGGATCGCCTTTTACTTCCACAAAACAATCCCAATCATGAACCCAAAAGTCTGGTAAGTACCAAACTCCATCGAAGCTGTATCCTTCCTTCTCATATTCCCATACGACACCGATCTCATCAAAGAAAACTGCCCATCTTGCTTCCATTCTGCTTCTAAATTTGTATCCCCTGTATGCTGTCTCTATCGCCTTAATTTTCATTTCATTCCAATTTTGAATAATTAAAAAATTTAATAGGATCCCCGTTTGAATTTTCGACATACTGCAGTGTGTTTCCGTTGAACCATAGTTTAATCATACCCTCCCACTCCCCATTTCTTTGCTTTACGCAATTAAGATAAAAATCCGGCTGGGAAAGAATTTTCTCAGCTTTCTTTTTTTTATCATCTTCAAGTGACGATATGTCATACCCGTCATTATTTATCATATCCAGCAGTTCTTTCTTTTTTATATTCTTGAACATTATAAAGGCGTTATCGGTCATATCAGTCATACCGCCTGATCCCTTGATATCCATCTTGTCTGGCCTTGTTTTTTCGCTATCGCTTTTTCTTGTGTGCATTACCAGATGGACATGGACATCATGCTCATGTGCAAAGTCAGTCAAGTCTTCAACAAATAATTTTTGGGCTGAATAATCATCCTCTCTCATTCCGCACTTTGCAAGAGGATCGATTACAAGGTGTGTCACTCCATAACGCATAACAGCATAGCTTAATTTTTTCAGTAATTCTTCAGGCTTGATTGCTCCCTGTTTATTTACCATCCATACACTTCCAGCAAGATGATCTTTTACTACTGCAGCGTATTCATCCGATGGTTTTTTGCCAGAATTGGCCTGTCTCATCAATCTGTACATAACTTTACCTTTTTTCATTTCCATGGAAGCAATAAGACTCTTCTCACCCATCATCAACCCGAGTGAAATCATGATAAAATTAACAAGCATTGATTTACCTGACGAATTATACCCAGCCCAGATAGTTACCTCTGCAGGTCTAAACCTAAATAGATTCTCGTATTTCTTCCATGGCAGCGGTTTCCCCGTAACGGCAATGTCGTCCCTGAATATTTTCATTGCGTCTTCAAACGCTTCAGAACAATTTATTATACCCGGGACTGGAGGATACTGCGAAGTCTCTATGCAATATTTTAAGTCCTTTCCGGCTTTATGGCATGAGTTTCCATCTGATTTTTCGTCCTGCAGGGCTGGTAATTTAACTATCCTGCAGTTTGTTGAACCCAAAGATTTAATTAACCCGGGAACCATTGTCTCTCCCGCAGCATCCATATCCATTGAAATATAAAATGTCTTAAAATGATTCATCAAGTGCGGGTGGTCATTCTCCATAAACGTATCAATCTTTCCCTGCCCTGCTCCATTTGGCACAGACAAAGCTGGAATGCCCTGCTCATGAAAACTCATCGCATCTATTTCCCCTTCAGTTATCACAACTTCTCTGTCAGTAGCCTTTATCGACTGCCACCCGAATAGAGATATCTCCTTATCCCCGGGGTTCATCATCCATTCGTTCTTGCCATTTTTAACCTTCAGGGTTTTGTGCATCTTAACTTTTTGCCCTTGGTAATAAGGGAATGTTATCTTTCCCCCTATACTGCAGAGTCTATAATCGCTAATTGTCTCAGCAGATAATTTTCTTGTTTCTGTTAAATAGTTTATCATGGCAGAAGTCAGTGGTTTTCCGTAATCATCCTTTTTTGAAATGTCTACATTTTTAGGAGTCTTCAATTCGTATCCTTCTGACATCCCTAGATATCTCTTAATGTCAGTCATGGCATCATTGAAGTCTGGCATACCCTTTGATATCATCCATAAATCTATCAAGTCACCGTAATCGCCACTTGCGGCATCATAGTCTGAAAATTGTCCAGCCTTATTCCCTTCCATGATGACGGCCATGGAGTCGCCCTCTTCACCATTAACGCTTCCTACCGTGTAATATTTACCGTTTCTTTTCCCGTTAGGAAGCAATGTCCTTACCACATCGTCTATCCTTTGATTGAGCTTCGCCTTAACAAGAGAAACATCTGTTTTAATCGCTGAGTATGTCATCTATTCTATCCTCAAGTTCGTTGTTTTCTGTTGATTTATCATGTATCCGGTTAAGGTATTTTGGGAAGTTGCTTGGCCTAAACAATGTGTGCGGTGTTATATGTTCCCTCATCTTTGGATCATCTTTCCAATCATTAAACTTACTCTTTATAACGAACTCAAAATCAGCCACATTATATCCATCATTCAATCTTCCATTGATGTGTTCAATAATAGACTCTGTTTTTGCCTTGTATTTTGTTCCGCAAGTCGTGTTGAAAAAATCCACTATATCTTTTACTTTATCTTTATATTTATCTTTATCTTTATCCTTACACCCTTTGGAGGGTGTAGTAAGCCCCTTATTAAGCCCCTTAACATATTTCTCTGTTAATTTGTATTTTTTAAGTATCTTCACAACAGAATTATGTGCTCTGTTTTCTGGATTAAGATCACCATATTGGAAATCAATAAACCCGGGGATAAACCATTTCTTTCCGCTGTCGAATGGAAATATTCTTTCTTCTCCATTATTGAAATATTCAAGTGCTTTGTCATGATTGACTACCATATCTTGACCTAGATAAATTTGAGTAACCTCAAAATCAACTATCCAGACACCTGCGTGGTCACAGTCATGATATAAATAATCCCAAAGGAGCTTATAAGGGCCTAGTAAGCTCCTCATAAATGGTTTCTTGTATTTTTCTGTGTCAGTAAACCGCTTAGCCATTACTTTCTCCTTTTTTAACCTGTTTCTTTTCCTTTCTAGGAACGTCCCAGTACGGGGATCTGCATAGAGAACATGTTTTTGGTGGTTCAGGTTTTCTTGGGTACCACACATGCCCGCATCTAGTACATTTCAACTTTTCCATCTTAACTCCTTGTGTTGGTATAACCATATCATATAAGAATATAAAAGTCAAGAAGTATTTTTCTTAATCCACAACTTCTTGACATAACAAACATTATCTAGCAAAACACAAACAGACCTTATTCAAATCGCTCCTGAAAACAACTTTAACGTCCCCTCTCCTCTCAGCTTCTTTCTCGCACCATTCCAGATTACTCACCACGCCATAAGAAGTATCGTCTTTCTTATCAGCGGGTAGCCAGTGCGAATACTGCCGCAGTTTTTCCAACGGGGTTAAATCTCTCCTGATCCTTTTCATAGTTAAGCAAATGATAGAATTTCCATGACCCGACCATTTAACTCCTCTTCAGTCGTGCCTTTAAGAATATGTTTCAGAATCAAGTTAATAGAATCTGAATAGAATTTATTAAAAGTATCGTCATCCATGCGATCCATAGCGATACTGCCCACCACTTCATACCATTCTCCTGTTTGAATGTTTCTGCGTTTCTCAGTAATGCCCAGCTCCATCTTAATCGCTTCATGGAGTGATTCCTTGGTACGATAGGCATCGGAGTTATCGGTCGTTACCTCAAGTAGCTTCCAATATTTTTGAAGAAGTTTCCAGTTACGTTCTCCCTTGATCTTTTTCAGATCGATTCGGTATATACCACCCAGCTTACCTTTTGAGTGGTATTTAACCGCTTCTTCGTCAGCCGGAGCAAAGCCTGCTATAGTGCGTTTTAGATAAACCTTCATGAGATACCCAATGTTTTAAGAATTTCATCAAGGCTAGAAACAATTTCATAATGCCCTGTGAAACTCGCCCTAATGCGTTTCTGGTCTTTTTTGATAGCAGACTCCCTAATCTTTCCGTCTTTACCCACAGTGTCTGGATTCTTCAATTCAAACCAGTAAGTCTTGCCTTTGAACCCCACCAGAAAATCATCATGGGATAGTTCAACGGTAACACCAGGAATCTGCCTAAGTTGCTTTACAATTTCTGGCTGGTTAGAATCCACTCTCGCATCTACCCTGTATTTTTTCATAGGCTAGAAAGGACAATCTTGTTCAAGTGGATCTTGAGAAGCGACATCAGTCTTACCGCCTTGATCTGGAGGATCTTGCTGGTACTTACCAACAATGGCAACCGCATTCAAAGTGTTCCAATACCCGCTGGAAGTAGCCCGACCATTAACATAAAAATCTACATAAACCTCAACACCCAACATTTTCGGTTTCACAATCCCAAGAGTTTTTCCACTCGTCTGAAATTTGATCGGGTTTGGATATTGTTCAGTCCCAGTCTCAAGAATAAATTCCTGAACCGAGAACTTCTCACTGATAGCCTTTTGCTCCGCAATACGCTGTATTTTACCTTCAACCTGAAACTTTACACCCATTTAACACCTCCAATTCTGCTACATGTTTAAAAAAGTTTGCTCTCTCCAACTTTATACTTCTGACTGTTTTAGAATACTGCTTAAATTTTGCAGGATCGGTAGTCCTCCTTGCTAAAGAAGAAGCAAGAATATAACATCCGTCAATAGTTTCAAGCGTGAGCGTGTTTATTTTGGAAGACATTTCCCCTCCAGTGCTGTGTGCAAAAAATCAATCAACAGTTTTTTATTTACATAAAAAGCGTCATAATGAACATTTAAAATGTGTGCTGCCGGACTTTTTATCTCAATGAAAACAAAATCTTTATCACACTCTTTAACCCTTTCTATGTATGATTTGATGACTTCCAGTTGGTCTACCGGCTCATCTATAACCTTGCCATCCTTATCACGCCCGACTGGAGCAAGAACTTCTGGGGGTATCAATTTTTTGTCTTTGAACTTCTTATTAAACACAAACATTTTTAACCTCCAGTGCTTTGTATTGTTCAATAATTATCTGGACATTAGCAACCGATTCGCCAAGTCCCTTAGCCAGCATTTCAAACGCTTCAGGATCAGGCAAATGTTCCTTGATATACAGTTTTTGCCCCACTGGAAATGACGGGTTATAGGAAGCAAAATACCAGATACTTCTGCCGGAAACAAACAATGCACCCTGTATCTGCCACTTGTACTTATTATCACCCTTTAAAAGACATTCTAAGTGGGTATGAGCGTCTTTGCATTTGAGTTCTAACCCTGCGTAATCACCGATCAATCCGTCAGGACTAACACCGGCATATTGGCTTAGTTCTATGAACCCAACTTCTCTTGTCTCCACTCCCACTTCCAGATCAAACGCCATTCTCGCTTCTTCTTCCATTTCAATTCCACGATCCATATTGAAATTTCTGAACGTGGATTCAGCGTATTCCCCGGTGATAATCTCAGCAGCCTTTTTATAACACAGCGTTTTTCTTGTGGCCGGTTTCCCGTTTGCGACTGTGGTGAAATCAGTTCCAGAGAATTTCCCCTTTTTGAGATCAAACCATTCATCTGACAACTGGACTAAATCTTCATGGATTATCATGATAGATCCCTCACTGATTTTCTAAACAGTCCGAGACAGGCTTCTTCATCTTGCTCGTATATTGGCAAAATATTTTCCCTAAGCAAACTATAAAGACCCTGCCTATTAGCATAGACAGTTACAATGTCCAAGCAATTTGTTATCTCATTTTTAAAACCCTGCTCGACATTGAACGACTCAGCCAACTCAGCAAAAGACTTTCTCATAAACGCAGTCTTCTTGTCTTCCTTCGCAATCACGTCGTCATCAAAATCATAATCTCCAGTAGCCCAAGCCAACATGGATTCCAGAGCGTATCGCTTCATATAACTGATCCCGCCACCGACCTGTTGAGCTTCGTTGATTTTGGCACTATTCATCATTTTGATTGGAGAGACGGACTTTATCCATTGGCATGATTCAGCGTGGAGAATAATTGTGGTAATGGCAGGCTCGTTATCTGGAAGGCATGTGACAGGCTGGAATAACAAAAGCCCGGCTTCCGTGAAGATAGGCTTCGCTGTTTTTATCAACTCCGGGTATGGAGCATATTTGTTCATGTGACCTTGACCGGTCTTCTCAATAACCAGAAACTTATTCTGGATTTTAAGCATGGCAGGTATTATCGCGTCAATCTTAACCGACATATCGAACATCTTAAACTCCTTATAATGTAAAATTATTTAGACCGACCATGACCGTGACCATGACCGTGACCCTGACCCTGACCATGTCCATGACCGTGACCATGACCGTGACCCTGACCGTGACCCTGACCGTGACCATGACCGTGGCCCTGACCCTGACCATGACCGTGACCATGACCGTGACCATGACCGTGACCATGACCGTGACC